ATGTCATAGACTCGCTTGATGATGGCTCTCGCCTTCAACAAGCCACCAGAAGCCCCCTGTTGCGTATAGGCGCTTACCTGGAACGTAGAATCAACTGCATCTAGTGCAAATGTGAGTGCAGTGCCGCGCTTATCAGAAATGGGATACGTCACGATATAGGGAAACGGCGTATTGGTAGGTGCTCCGTTCTCATCAAAGATGTTATAGAGTGGCGCACTACCAGCCAGCAACCCCTGCAAAGTGGTATCAGCCCGATAGCGTGCAATCGCCGCCTGCTGTATCGCAATCGTTGGCAGTCCCATTTATTGCTTACTCCCTTGTGCCTGGTACTCAACTAAGACGAGCAGCGTTGTTACATGTTCCAGGTTCACGTCTTCGGCTCCAATGATCTGGTAAACGCGATTGTCCACTACCAGGCGCATCGTGGCATCTATCGTTGTACTGCCCGCATAACGCATCAGAGCATAATGTGTGGCTTCTGGATAGAGCTGGCCATATTGATACAGGCGGTGAAAGATAGAGCGTGGTGTGGTCGCTGACTGTAAAGCCACCCTCGGACTGCGTACCGTGTTCCAGACGTTGGCATTACTATTACCACCTTCACCATCATCCACATAGGCAGCAGGAGCCTGCACTTGTGCCGGGCGATTATAGATGCCGCTATCGGTTCGTTGTGTTCGCGCCATGCTTATACCACCACCTTTCCACTTTTGTAGGGCTTGGAAAGAATGCTATAGTATACGTGGCTGTCTAGAGAGGGAGTAATTAACCCGCTCAAAAAGGAAGTTGCCTTGCTTCCCTGGCAGCCAACACAAGACAAGGCACGAAATGAAAGGCAGTTTCGAGTATTATGATTCAACCCTCCTTGTTTCCTGATGACCATTTTCCCGCTGATGAGTTCCTCTATGACAATGAGCAATTCCAAGACGAAATGTTTGCATACACTGCTGGACTGTTTGATGGTGAAGGGTGTATCAACATTACTAAGGTCAATCCCAAAGAAGGAAGAGCAAACGTTAACCCATGCTATAGCTTGTCTGTATCTTTGGCCAGTACTAACCAATCGGTCGTTGAATGGCTCAAAGAAATGTTTGGTGGAAGCATTACAGATCGTTCGCAGCATAAATACTACAGGAAAAATCCAGGATGGATGCCTGCGTGGAATTGGGCAGCAGGAAGCAATCTTGCCCAAACGTTTCTGACCTTTATTCTTCCTTACCTGAAAATCAAACAATTCCAAGCTGAATTGGCACTTAAGTTCCAGGATTACAAACATGAACACCCAATTTATACCAGAGACTATCAATACATACAGGAAGTGTTGGAGCAAGAAGAAACTTACTATCAACACCTTAATAGCCTTCATGCTGCTCGCAAGCAATGGACACAAAGCGAATCCTTTATCAAAGAGATAGAGGCACGATCTTTGATTCCTGTTACTGCCGACCCATTGACTCCTGCAGCTCTGGCATACCTTGCAGGTCTTATTGACGGGGAAGGATGCATCAGAATCTCCCGCAGTATGCCTACAGAAAAACGAGGAAAAGGGCATCTTCGCCAACCATCGTATCGCCTTTATATGAAGATAGCCAACACAGACAGGGCTATTATTGATTGGTTGCTTGCAACCTTCCAAGGATCTATTCATGAAACGTCGTCTGCTGAAAGTAGAGCGAAAACAGGATGGAGCCAAGCTTGGGAATGGGGCATGGGAAGTCAAAAAGCCTGTGCTATTCTTAAGCAGGTAGCTCCCTACATGATAATCAAGCGGGATCGAGCTATGCTTGCTATTGAATTTCAAACCTATGCTAATCAATATGCCCGCTACGTTCAGGGCAACCGTCCTCAAGAAGTTATTGATCACTTGGAGGCATACAGGCAACAGATAAATGGGCTCAATGGGCATAAATCTATTAGCGATGCAAGCGAATAATCGTTTATCCATTGTATATACCTCCTTTCTCCATTAAAACCAAGCATTGGCTGCTCGTTTAGCGAGCAGCTTTGCTTTAAGGGCAGCAGGGAAATCTTCAGCTTCACGATAGTCATAAAGATAAGCGCAAGCCTCAAGTATTGCTTGTTTTAAATCAAATGGCAGTTGATATGTATTAGAATTGCCATACCCACACCAATACGTGAAACGCCAAAAGTTGCTTGTAACGGGGTCCATCACAAACAGTCTTGCAGGTTCCTGCGTATAATCAAGCCATGTGTTAGTTGAGCCATCTGGATTAGTAAATTGAGGAAACGTTGTCCATGGATCGAAGGCGACAACCTTGTATTCCATTAATACCTGCTGTACACGGTCTACAGGTGGCATAGCCAGATCGTAATAAAATTGGGCTGCGCCAAATGGGTTGGCTCCAATGACCTGTTGATACTGATACCAGTTTGGCCCGTGCATTACTGGGCCTGATATCTCCCCACCAATTGGGCGATCTATTGTATAGACCTCTTGTATCTGCTGATAAGCCAGGGCTCGCCCCGTTATCGTTTCACAGATACTTCTTGCTCTGGTAATGAGGTTGGCAATGAGCAGGTCATCATCACTAAAGTCCACACGCATATAAGCCTTGACCTCAGACAAGGTGACTGGCTCAACACTTGGTGGAGTTAATACGATAAACTGTTCCATTGCACAACCTCATCTTATCGTTAGAAACTAGCTGTTGTCCTCGATCCACTCAAAGGTAATGTCCATTACCGATGTAGCGGTATTCTCACCGTTCAAACTGATTGCCAGCTGCTGTGATGTGCCACGCAACACGATGTCTTGGGATGGGCGATCACCAAAGTTTGAAACATACAATCCAGGGAGCGTTGTTCCTCCCGTGACCGCCATATACAGGTTGCCAGTTCGTATGTTGCCAACCAATGTGCCTGCGGTTGGATCAGCCGTATACACAGCAACAGTAGCCGTTGCTGCTGCACTTGAGCTGTCGTATGGCACAATCGTTGGCGCAGTGCCAGCAGTTCCACCCGTCGCCGCTGTAGAGTACTTGGCAATGAAGAAATTAATATCCTTTGCCGTGGTTGCACACGTGCCTGAAAGCTCAATACGAGTAATACGAATCGTTTTCGTTGCACTGCCAGTCAGCGTTGCAATGATATTCGCACCTGTAGCCACACCTAATTTCAGTGTAGTGGCACAATAGGTTGCCTTTTGCCCGTCAATGGGCGCCGCCTGATTTGCCGGGGTATCAGGCACAACAGGATAAGCCATGTCTTAACACCCTCCCTTATACGTTTGGCGGCAGATTGCGAGCCTCGCCTGCCTGGATGATAATATCGTACTGAGCGCCCGTAGTAGCACCAGAAACAACAGTACGCATGCGAATCCAGCGTTTTGCGCCAATGTAGCCTACGCGCTGATTGATGGCAGTGGCTGCGCTACTGATAGCGGCAGGCTGCAAATTACCGGTGGGCAGACTGTTCGCATCGGTTGCTTTTACCGGAGTAAACACGGTAGATGAAGTCGCCTGCCAGAGCACCAGATCAGTCGCCGCCACATCAGCCCAGGCGTCAGTATTGCCGTTGTCGTTGCTTTCCTGAACGTGGAAGGTGTGTGTGCCATCCGTCCAGGTGCCAGCCAGAATGTAGATCGTGGCACCGTTATAATTGGCCAGATCCACACCACTGCTATTCTGAGTGGCAGTTTGAGCAGGGAGAGCAGACAATCCGGTGAAGAATGTCCCCGTCTCCTTTGTTACAATATCACGCATTGTTATCTATCCTTTATCGCTAATACAGCTAGTTCACCTTAAGCATTCTGAACGCTTCAGGAATCAGGGTATCTCCGCCAACTCGCATTCTGGCGATAAAGCCAATCAAACCGCTAGCGATGTATAGCTCGTTTAATTGCTGCATGTTCATGGTAATGCGATCTACGATCATGTATTGCTTGAAATCACCTACTATGATCGGATAGTTGCCAGACGCGATTTCGTCACAGTCGGGCATTTCGACATAAGGCGCATCGTAGATCAGGCTTGGCAAATTCTGCCCCGCAAATGGCTGCCACAGCGGGCGATTCTGCGAGTCTTTGAAAAGGCGGATCGTGTTCAACGTCCCACGCGTAAAGATGTAGGTTGCCGATACATCGTAGTCGGATTTGAGATCCATTTTGACGTTCAGGACATCATCAGCATTAATCTTGCCGGTTGCCGCACCACTGAGCACGTAAGGTACAGCATCGGTGACGTTATTTTTGCCTGCACTGC